GGGACTATCTCATTAGATTACAACACAGCAGGAACTTATTTTTATGGAAACTTACTCCAACCTGAAAATAACACCATTACAGACACAACCGATTTGACAACGAATAGTTTAAAAACATCATTAACCAATGTGTCAAATTCCAATATATCTAATTTAACAATTGACAACAATCTAAACGGATATGCTTTCATAAGAACGATTGCTATAGCGAAAGTACTAGCAAACGGAACGAATGTCAAAACCGTAGGTTGCACGATTTCCCGTTCTGCAACTGGTCGTTATGGTTGCACACTTGATGTAGCAAGACCATCAAGTAATTATTGCGTCCAACTGACAGTCATGGAAGATAATTCAACATTAGATGATGTCATAATTTCAATAACACAGGGAAGCATGACAACAACGGGGTTTCTATTTGTAATAATGGAGCAAGATAATGGAGCAAGTCCTGGATCGCTGGTCGATCGTAATTGTATGGTAACAATTTTTGATACCGATTAATTAAGGCGTTTATTTTAATTTAAAAAAAATAATCTTTAGTATATATATATGGATTTAAAGGAACTTATCAACGAAAAAGAAATAAGTGAATCTTCAAAAAAAGTTTATCTCTCACTTTTGAAACGAATGGAAAAAGCAAAGTTCAAACCACCTATGAAGGCGAATGAAAAAATAAGTTATGTCAAGGAACATGTTTCAAGTTTTGAAAACCCCAACACAAGATTAGATATGTTAAACTTAATTATCGTTCTACGGAATATCAAAGAACTCTCGGTTGAAAAACTTAAGGAATTTCGTAGTGAATTAAAACAACAACAAAAGGCTCATCAAGTTTCCAAGATGGCGGACGCTGGTGATAAACTCATGTCTTATGATGACTTCACGAAAGCTTTAGGAGATGCATACAAAAAAGAAGAATGGAAAAAATATATAGTCAATACCCTAATGATGCGGTATGGTGTGAGAAATAAAGACCTGAACCTTTCCATTGTCAAAACAAAAAAAGAGATGAAGGACGGAGAGAATTATCTTCTACTTAAAAAAGACAAAGTGGTTTACATACGAGACGATTACAAGACACATAAAACATATGGTAAGAAAACCCACGAGATAGTAGATAAACTTTTCCACGAGGCAGTAAAAAAAACAGGGGTTGGAAAACTTATTGCTGAAGCACAGACCAGCAACGGATTAAGAAAACTATACATTAACAAGATGGGAGAAGCCAAAGTGTTTAAGATGATGATAGACCATTACTACGATAGCGATGATGCTTCAAGTATTAAGCGTCTAGCAGCAGACAGAGGCACATCGCTCTCGGTGGTTCAAGGGTTTTACAATGTCAACGCCGAAGACGACCCCATCTCTAAAGCAATGAATATGGGAAGCGATACTGAATAAAAATATATAGTCAATATATAATGGTAAAACAAACAATATATATTGACAACTACTCAAGCGATAACAGCGACATCATCAATACATCCGCTCAAACCATACGAATCAACATTAACGGAATGTTGAATGACCTTCCTCCGTATGCGATGCTCTCATTAAAACAACTAGAGTTCGTAAGTGATGAAGACCTAGCAGCAGGTCTAGTTATGGTATTCAAGGGTGCAGTATCAAATCAAATGAATATCAACAAAGGAGACCCTGTCCTAGCCATCTGTCCTTTTGAATATGTGAAGGGAACGAACTATCATCACAAAGCCCCCGAGTATGGTTGCCCTCTCATGATTGCTGGCAACATACAGCAGATAGAGTTTGGATTTGTGAATGTGAATAACATACCTGTATCACTAGCAAATAAACTATATGGCATTCTTCTTGAAATCGAGACACCAGATGTTGGAGAACCCGTTGCTTCATACCGCAAGACTATCCCACTATGAAATATTCAAATTAACGCTTAATAACTTCAAATAATAATGTGAATATTCCAATTAATCAGTTAAAATATACTTAAATATGAATATATTTTAAAATTATATCATTTTTTATTAGGTTTTAATGTGAATAATTCACTATTTATTCACTTTTAGTTAGATTATATTGAATAATTCGGTTTATAGTATTATAATTCTCTATAATTAAACCGAGACGGAGTATACACCCGAGCCACGCATGTCAAGACTAATCATGATGGTGTGCTGGGCGAAGAAGTCAACATTGGCAGCCTCGTGGACGTTGGCGTAAGTTCCTTTGTATTGCACGACAGAGGCAATGGTGGAAATGCCTGAGTAGATGTGGGACGATTTACCATCAGATAAACCACTTTCAAATTCACAGGCAGCAAGGAATGTTCCTACATTGGAAGATACAGCAGCATTTGCTAATACGGCAGTCCCAGCAGTCGTCCCGTCGCCATCAAGTTCAGCGAAGCAATCGTTTCTCACTACATCAGGAGGACCGAACAAAGCACCAGCACCAGCAGGGACAACACCTCCAACATTAGTTGCTGCCGAAGCGGCAAAAGAATTGAGGATGCAATTGCCTTTGCGGAAATCTACGAGGGCGTGGTCGGCAATGAGGAGTTCAGCGTAAGATTCAGCTCCTTTTCCGTCTACAATAATAGGTCTTTGGGGATACGACTCTGAGTTGATTTGGAATTGGAACTCTGTAAGAGCACTGGTTGTGCGATTGCCTAGCGAGAAAGCAGCAGCAGCTGTGGCTGTATCACTTGGGCGATGGACTACGAGTATGCGTTCAAGACTGGAAACACTGATGCCGAGATTGGCGGTAAGTGATGTTACATTAGCATCAAGGGTTGCTTGGGAGTTGATGTATGAGTTGGCAAGAATGTTGTATTGACCGCCAGTCATGCTGTCAATCTGTGCTTGGGCTCCAGGCGATAGTTCGGTCATGAGGCATACCATCTCTACATCGCTGTATGTGAATACTGGGGCTCCTGTAACTCCTACAAGAGCGTCGTTCTCAAGGGTGATGCGGAATTGAAGAGCAGATAAACTGAAAGCAGGAATGAGGCGATGAGGAGTTGTCATTGATAGAGGGTTAAGCATCATAGGGACGCAGTAGGTACGAGCATCAGTAGCACCGATTAATTCGCCTTGAAGGGCACTTCCTTGAGTTCCCATGAGGACTGACCCCGAAGACGCTTTCCAGTCAGCACTGGCATCAGTATCCATAAGAGCGGTAGCAAGAACATTCCAGTTGTTACAGTCGTAGAGTTGGGCTCCTGCGGTTTGGATTTGAACCCGTTTGATGCAACTAGCAGCACCTGCTCGGTCAAGTTGGACTGCTGCTACGCTGTTCTGTATTTTGAATTTAAGATACATTTGGTTAGGGTTGTAGTATTGCCCCGCAAGATTGCCTGGAAGGTCAAGATGAATGGTGTTTCCACCGCTGAAAGTTGAACCATTGCTTGGGGTGATTTTTGTGCGGAACGAGCGGGACGCGACCGCGCGTTTCTTTACTTGAGGGTAAGCGAGAGTTTCAGAGAATGCTTCAGCCATATATATTTTAAGTATAGATAAAAAAATATATATGTTCCATTCCCCCTTTAACGGGATGCTCTTTCAAGGGCAGATGCCGCCATGCCTCCTACACCTGCTGCTTCGGCAACCGCTATACCCGCTTCGGGACCGAGAGCAAGACCTGCTAGAGGAGCAAGACCTGCTGCCGAATGTGAGAGTTTTACTCCAAACTTGCTTACGCCGTGAACGCCCTGTTTGACGCCTACGCCATATCGTTTTAGTTGCTTTAATCCAATTCTTGCCATATAATAATATATTAGATTTTAAACCCCGAATGGTTGCTCTTCTACTTCTTCTTCTTCGTCAGGCAATCTTAATTCGTTTTTCATAAAATATGGAATACTTCCCTTATCGTATGGGGTTTCATCATCTAATGGATACATGAATTCTACTTTTAAAAGTAATTGAAATGCTTGACTTCCTATATCCAAAGGTTTTTGTAAGGCATCCACTAATCCTATTTTTAATGTTTGTATGGTTTTTTTTGGAATGATGAATCTGTTTAGTTCAACAGGTCTGTAGAAGATGATGGAACCAGGTTGAGTGTTGACAGGCACTCTTGCTAAGGTGTTTGTAATTGTTCCAAAACTATTGACATTGTTTAATGTGAGTTCTTCTGATTTTATGAATATTTGGTCGGTGGGTCTAAAGTTTATGGTGCTAGGTAATTCTAAATGCCATGTGGGGTTGATGATTGACCCTATGGATAATTGAACGACATTGTTGATATATTCTAAACCGATGATTCGGCCACAGGTTGTGTCGGTTGTGATGCTTAATGGAAAAGTTGAAAAAAAAGTGAATTTAAATGTCTGTTTGTTATACACTAGAGTTGCTGTATATCCTACTGGTTTATTTCCGTTCCAGTAGGCAGCGAAATCAATAGGATTGCGTATCGTATCAGGTATGGTTAATGTGTAAGGCGTTCCACTCTCGCTTGTAGCAATGACATTGTTGCTAGAGTTAAATAATGGAAAAACATTCGGCACATTGAACTCGGCAACCGATATGATGGTCTGCATATTCAGAGGGCAGATGATGGGTGTAGCAAACTCAAAATTATATATGTTGTTCGTTTTGGTTGCGAGTTGGGAATTAAGATATAATGTTTTTAGTTGTGAATTCGAATTTAAAGGAATACTCATTATATATTAATTCAATATTTTATCGTGGGTGAGCGGCATCAAAGCCTACACGCTGATTGTATAGATAAGAAAGGTAATTCACCTTAAGGTCTTGTGATGTGAGACCCTGTGCCTTTGGAACAAAGGCGGTTGCATGGTAATTGACATTAGTTCCATAGGGTTGGATAGGTCTTCCCATACGACCGAATCCTTCGTCGCTGCGTGGGTGCACGTCTTCTTTTTGTTTGTAAAACTTCTCATCAATATCAAGGAATTTACCAGGTGCGATGAAAGCGTGGGGCTGTGGAGCAGCAAGAGTGGGTGAGTTGAAATTAGAATACGCCATTATATATTTAGTGATGATAATATTTTTAAATGCTCGTCATACTCAACCATATTGAACTCCGTCTTATACCTTTCTTCTAACCATATTTTTTTGTCAATCGTGTTGTTGTCATGACATAAGCAGACCATCACCTTATTAATATCACTTTGGGCGATGTCGCCTATATGTTCCTTGAGAGGTTCTAATCCTTCGCTGGAATTCTGTTCTTTGAATTTTAATTGAATATGGTGTCTGTCTATCACGAGCGTGGCTTCGTTGATGGCGTGTTGGAATATGCAACTTAACCTATATACCTGCTCTTGGTAATACATAAGCATATCGCTTGTTCCTGTTATTGATTTTCCGCTCATTAGTAATCTGTGTATACTATGACTGATATAGTCAGGATTGTAGAAGTCGTCTGTATCCATGAAGGCAACATATCTGCTGGTGGCTTTGCTTAACAATAAGTTCCTTTTCTCTCCTATTGACATTCTATTGACTTTCAAATAAATTAAGTTATATTTAGTAGGAAGGTATAAGGGTAAATCAATATCGCTGTCGTCTGCTACGATTATGTTCTTAATGAGTGGATAAGTTTGAGTTTCAATATTATGGGTTATTAATTTTTCAAATCTTTTTCGGTTAAATGTGGGGATTAAGATATCACAACTAAAATCCATTAATATATTGTTAGATAATATATGTCAACCAAAGAACTTGCTAAATTATCACAATTGCATTATCTCGTAGATAAACATGGTAAGAAAAAGGGAGCGAAAAAGATTGAAAAAAAATTAGAAGGGACTGGATATGAACTGGAAAAACTAAAGCGAGGTGTGGCTGTTTATCGTAACAAAGAATCAGGTGAATCCGTGTTGGGAGTAAAAGGGACTGATGTGTCAAATCGTCGTGATATATTAAGCGATATTCGTCTTGGTCTTGGTCTGTCAAAACACGATAAACAATTCAAATCAAGAACAAAACAAATCAAGGAGCATATGAAGAAAGAAGAACCAAATAGCACAATTCTTTTAGGTCACAGTTTGGGAGGTTCAATTGTTACTTCTGCGATGGCGAAGAGCAAATCGGTAAGGGACAATGTCAAGGAGGTTCATAATTTTAACAGCGGTTATACCAAAGCATTCAATAGTGAATTATCTAAAGGTTTATCGAAAGATGATAAGAAGGTGTTGAAAGACAAACTAACACAGCATCACACAGAGGGCGATGTAATCTCAACTGCCTTGACAGGACGGGGCACGATTGGGCGTGTTAAGAAAATAAAAAGCGATGATGCTTCTCCACTCGCAAAACATTCCCTTGAGAATTGGACTAAAGAAGAAGGTGAAGAACCCCATGAAGAAAATGATATAATCGGTGAATAAAAATCACTTAAAGACAAAGGAATAAAAAGTGTAAGAATGGTAAATTATCAAGAAGGACTTATTTACAAAATCGCACACAGATATTCTCCCTATGTGTATATCGGTTCAACCACGAACTTCGACCGCAGGAAATACGAACATAAATCAAGATGTTATAATAAAAAAGGAGAGCAATATAATAACAAAGTGTATCAAACCATTCGTGAGTTGGGGGGGTGGAATAATTTTGAAATGGTATTAGTTGCTAAATGTCCTTGTGATGATAAAAAAGAATTACACGCAAAAGAGTTTGAATATCAGCAACTATTTGATGTGAATATGAATACATATGTTGCGACTTCAGGTGTAGAATATAATGACCCTGATTACAAAAAAAAATATTACGAAAAACACCTTGAAAAAATAAGTGAAAAAAATCGTGAATATCGTAAAGAAAATCGTGAAAAATTAAATCAAAAAAGTAAAGAAAAGGTAGAATGTGAATGTGGTTGTGTTCTTAATAAAAGTACTTTATCTCGTCACCGCAAATCACCTAGACATCTTAAACTTATGTCTGCCTAATATATATGGAAAATAAATGGTCTGCTGATATTGAAGCTGTATTGGATAATATTAGGGAGAATTGTGTGTTGATGAGTAAGACACATAAGGAATCATATTTTTTTTATAAGCAAGTAGTCAAATACTTTCGTATACCAACCATTCTGCTTTCAAGCATCGGTAGTGTTTCAAGTGTAGGATTAACAGCATACTTACATCAAAATCACATCTCGGCGTTGACTTGTGGTCTGGCTTTGATTGTAAGCATACTGAACTCAATTGAATTGTTCCTAAAAATTACGGACACGATGGAGCAGGAAAATGAATGTAGTAAAGCGTTTTATGCTCTTGCAGTTAATATAAGAAAAACAAGAATGCTTGAGAGAAGTAGAAGACAACAAGAAGGGTCTGTATACCTTGAGAAGACATACGCTCAATACATGACCCTTATGGAAAAATCTAATCTTCTTTCAGGTTCAATCAAAGATAAGTTTATGGAATTACCTAAAATTCCTAAACCACCAAAACAAAAAAAAAGTGATAGTTCATCGTCTTCATCATCTAGTGGAAATAGCGTTGAATCTCCACTACCTAGAGATGACATAGACTTATGACAATCTATTGAATTCTATTTAAAATTTTATTTTCAAGTCTAGGTCTTATATGTAATAGTTTAACCTTCTATTTTATTATTTTCTTTTTACTTTTAAAGTAAGATAAAATTAAAATTTCAATATCAAATAAGTATTTGATTTTTAAGATATATTGACAAAATTAATATCTTGTTAATATATATATGGAAGGGGAGATGATGCTATATACAGCAAACGAACTCAAAAAAATAATCAGAGAGCAAATGCCTAATCTTAAAAATTTCAATAAAAAACGAAAGGAACTACTGATTGACATCATTATCTCAAATGAATTGGATATTTCCAGTCTTAAACCAGTCATAAAAAAAGAGGTGGAGCAACCACAATTTAAAATTAGGTTTGGTTCATTCCGTCCGTTTAAGGATGATTTAAATTAATCTTTAGTAATATATATATGGAGTTATTCAATGGGGATTGTTTAGAAAAAATGAAGGATTTTGAAACAGATTCAGTTGACCTTTTATTTTGTGATTTACCTTACGGGCAGACTTCTTGTAAGTGGGACTGCCTTATTGATTTAGATTTATTTTGGAAGGAGGTGAATCGTGTATGCAAAATAAACGCCCCCATGTTTTTTACTTGTAGCACTAAATTCGGCGTATCACTTATCAACTCTAATCCTAAAAATTTTAGATATGATTTGGTATGGGTGAAGTCATCACCTACTGGATTTTTAAATGCGAAAAAGATGCCGATGAAGAAACATGAGATGGTATATGTATTTTATCGTAAGTTGCCTTTTTACAATATTGCTGATAATCACACGCATAAGTTTTTGAAAGAACCTGAAGTGGTTGAATTATGTAAATATGATGTAAATAAAAATTGTTATGGTGGAGGTAAAGAAGGGAGAATAAAAATAAGTAAAGATAAAAAAGACCATCAACAAAAATACGACCCACCCTTACCAACGAGCGTAATGAAAGAACCTGAATATGGTATAATGGGACGAGCAGAAGAACCTGAAAATGAAGTGGTTGAACCCAAAAATGAAGGTATAATAAAAACAAATCTATATGGTGGTAAAAAAAAAGTTGAAAAAACAGAATTATATAGAGTTAAAGGGGGACAATACGACCCACCCCTACCAACGAGCGTAATGAAAGAACCTGAAAATGAAGTGGTTGAACCCATTTATGGTAAGAACAAAAAAGAAATAAATGAAGATGTTTACAATGCTAATGAAAGAGTAAATAATGGAAAACATCAAAAAGGAAGCGACCCAATATACGACCCGCCCCTACCTAATAGCATACTTGAAGTTCCATCACAGAAAGGAAAACACCCAACGCAGAAACCCACAGCATTAATGGAGTGGGTATTGAAATATTACACGAGAGAGAATGATTTAGTATTAGACCCTACCATGGGAAGCGGAAGCACAGGGGTTGCCTGTCAAAATATGAACCGCCGTTTTATCGGTATTGAAATGGACGAGAAGATTTTTGAAGATGCAAAAAAAAGATTAATAAAAAATTGATTTAAATATTTTCTTTGGTATATATATAGGAATAATGGTGGCCCACCCCAAGCAGCAACTATACAACAAAAAATGGCGTGATAAGAACCCACATGTAATCCAACGGATTAAAAAACGAGAGAATGTATGGACTCATATTTCGAAGCAATTTCGAAGAATTGGAATATATGACGAATATCCTGAAAACAGGGGGGTTCGGATATATTAAATCTTTAGGAAAAAATCTAATACCCAAAAAATATATTTAGGAAAAAACACTTAAATATATTTTCTTTTCCTATATTATAGAATGGACCAAACAACTCTTGAATCGTATGTAAAACAATTTGATAAGATTGACAAGATGCTTAAGAAGTGTAACCCTGACGAGTATTTATGGTTTGCTTGTGATTATGGTGTGGGTAGTGCTTGTAAATATTATTTCTCCATTCCCAAAAATGAATTTTATCAGTTTGATAAACTATTTGGTATGAACCAAAGCATATATGAGATATTACCTGCAGATGAACCCATTAGACCTTATTTTGATTTAGAAATGTATGATGAATATACTCATGAAGACAGGGAAACACTAGTAAACAAGTTCTGCGATTGGTTGTCTGTTGAAGTAGAAGCGGATTTTGGTTTTAAACCTATCTATATCAAACTGGATTCATCTAATGATGAAAAATTATCGTATCACTTAATCATTCAAAATATGAAAGTGAAATCTACAAAAAAACTTAAAAATTGGATTCACCATCTTTGGGATAAATTACAAAAAAGCGAATTAAAAGAGTTAAAATGGAAATACAAGGAAACGGAAGAACGCCTTATTTTTGATAAACTACCTTATGGGAAAAATCAATGCTTCCGTGCTGTTAATCAAGGTAAATCAAACTCAACTCGTGTCTTAAAAACGGATACACCTGTTATGGAGACCTTTGTCCGCCCTGTAGATTTTGGAGATGCCGTTCATGTCAATCTTGATGGGTTTATCAAAGAAACTGAAAAAACTAAAAAAACAAGAATTCAAAAAAACATTCAAACGATGGAATTATCAAACGATATGGACGAAATCACTACTGCCTATTACTGCGAGTTCACCGAGTATTACAATAACAATCTTTTTCATAACTATATCCTAAAAGGAGACTGGGAGCAATGGCGGGATATGGGGTTTGCCATCTTCAACACATTCGGAAAAGATGGATTTGAACTATTTGATAAAGTATCGCAGATTAATGTGTCTAAATACAACCAAGAAGAAACAAAAAAAATATATGATGGGTTCAAAGACACCCATGTAAAAAATAGAATTACCTTTCAATCGATTAGAGCGTGGGCTAGTAAGGCGGAAAAAAACACAGCAGCAAAAATTTATAAAATGTTTATCGCAAGAACCGAGAGCAGAATATATGTAAACAATGACCGAGAGGCAGCAGATGCTGTTATGGAGAAATTGGAAGGTTCTCTGTTATGTGTTGAAGGTCGTTTGTTTTTCAAACTAAACCAACTATGGATATGCGATATGGAAAAAATCCGCTCTGCACTCATTACTTATATTACCAATATGCCTATGTATAAGGTCACGAAAGACAACGAGGTTGATGTATGGAAGAACTTTTCTGCTGCCGAGAAGGTTTTTAAAACTATCTGTTGCTCCATGACTGAAAGCAATTTTGATAAAAAACTATTCCATTCTACCACTAAATACCGCTTATGTTTTCAAAATGGCGTCCTTGATATGAGAAATGGTAAGTTCTACACTTGGGAAAAAGTGGATTTTCCATTTTATCCTATGGTGATGATTCAATACAATTACGAAGAAGTGGAATATGATAAAACCCTTATTGACAAGGTATTTGAACCACTTTTTGGAGAAGACACAAGTAAGTTTTTACAATACCTATCTCGCTCGGTTGCTGGTTGTATCGAAGACAAGAATTTTATGACCTATATGGGAAACAGAAATTGCGGTAAAGGTATTGTTTTTGAATTGTTAAAATGTCTTGGTGGATATACCAAATCGTTCAATATTCAATCTGTATTGGAAGATAAAAAAGTTGGAAGTATCACCTCTAAAGACTTGTATTGGTTACTTGACTTTGAGTTTTGCCGCCTTATTGTATCCCAAGAATCACCCAAAAAAGGTTCACTCCGTAGTGACCTCATAAAAAAAATAATGTCAGGTGGTGATGATATTGTTGCTAGACGGAATTATGACAGAACCGATACTCACTTCAATCTTGAACTATCTATGCTAATGTTTGCGAATGAATACATTACAAAACAAGGAGATGTTGCCGAGCATTGTTTAGAGTTTGAAGGTTGCACCTCATTCGTCACCCAACACCAACTGGACGAAATGGCAATGACAATGCAACCTGAATCTTTACAAAAATTTAGAATTGCTGACCCTGATATTAAAGCCTTATGCTCTACTCGTGAATACCATCTCAAAATGATTGCTGTTTTACTCCATCATTACACCGAAGAACCAGTCAAAGTGCTTCTTAATGAAATTCAAGATGCCGAAGATGTATCACCGATGGAGCAGTTCTTATCCAATTATGAGATTACACGCAATAAAAATGATATGATTCTTGGAGCAGAAATACATGAAGTATATGACAAGAAATTAAGAAAGGAATTAATATCACTTGGTATTGAATACAAAAAATGTAAAAGTAAAGGCGAGTTCCGTGATAAATGGGTCTATATGGGAATTGTGGAGAAAAATGTGGATTTGGGGGCTCAATCTTAAAAGGGGCCAAAAAGGGGCCACAGGGCCAACTGGGCCCCTGTTTTTACAAACTTTATATATCTTAAAAACACTTTTTTAAAAAATAGAAAAGTGTTTTTTTTGTTTTACTCTAAATAAAAGTTACTTTATTCTTGGCCTTTTTGGCCCTTTGGCCCTTTTTTTGGCCCCTTTTCTCTCTCTCTCTATTCTCTCTTAAAAACTAGAAAAATATATATATAATATAACAATATAAACATACCAACCCATACATATCAGTATGACTTGCGACTTCTGCAACAACGACGCCATCTTAAATTTTACTGGGAATAAAGACGCATTCTGTTTCTGTTCCATTGGAGAAGAAGCAAAAGCAAAAAAACTAAAAAACCTTCAAAAAATCATTAAAGAAACACAAAAAGAAATAAAAAGACTTGAAAATCAAAATCACGATTGCCGAACCTGTCATGGAACAGGTCGTATGTATGTAGGTGATGACTGCTTTATTGACTGCCCTGAATGTAGTTAAACAAACATCAAATCCCGTTCTAAATTCATTTTCCAGCAACACCAGCACATATACTGACTAGGACAACGAGTCGCCTCCCCTTTTGAGTTAATAAATCCTTTATATATTGGACTTATTATCACTTGCAAATCCTTGTCTTTTATTTCTGATTGTATTTTTAACTGGCATATTTTTTGGATAGGTATAAGAAGGCAGAAAGGTTTACCCAACTGAAAAAATCTTCTAAATACATCAAGCAGATTGCTATAAGGCGGGTTAGATATAAATATATCGCAATCGTAATACGATTCAAAAAAGTCTGTGTCATTATGAAGTATATCACGATTTAATTTTTTCCATTCTTCTTTCACTCTTCCTTCATGGTAGAAGGGATCACATATGACAGCGTCTATTGAAACATATTTATTTATTATTTCTAAATACTCAACAGGAGTAGAGTAGTCATCGTTTTTGTTCTTCCTCCACCAAGCAGTCATTAGATTATACTATTATTTTATTTTTCAATAGTATATGGAACTTAAATACATTCGGGAAAGTAGGCGAGATGACAAAAAGTATGTTGCTGGGTTCATGGTCGATGGGAAGGAAAAGCGTATACGCTTCGGTGCGAAAGGCTACAAAGACTTTACCATTGGAGCAACGAACGAACAGCGTGATGCTTACAGGAAGCGTCATAAAGGTGATAATTTGGATAATCCTTTATCGGCAGGTGCATTATCCTATTACATCTTATGGGGAAAATCAAGAGATTTAAAAACAAACATTAAATCCTTCAAAAAAAGATTTAATCTATAGGATATAAAAAGAAGTCAATATATAATACCAATGGAGAAACTCGAAGAACCTATTGACTACCAAAGTATAGATTGGAATAAATACTTTATCAAAGGAATTAATGGTAATCTCTACCTAGCAAGATATGGCAGAGATTATCTAGCAGCAGATGAGCGTGAAATTTGTAAGCATTGCCGTCGTAAGATTAAGAGTGAAATGATGCGAAAACATGTAATGACTGCAACATGTAAAGAGTTTCAAGAGCGAAACGAAAGGATTAAAAAGTATGGAAGAAAGCGTCCAGGAGTTAAACCTCAAGCCCCTTCACTATATCAGTCATCTCAACAATCTGATTCTTAATATTATCCAGTTCAGCAGTTACAACCTCGTTGACTAGTTCATGTTTTTCTAATTTTTCTTCATCTAGTTTTTTTTGTTCTCTTGCAAGTATGGTGTATACTTCATCAGCAAAGCCTGGAAACTTCTCCATATAGTATTCTTCATCTCTTACTCTATGGAAAGCAAATTCACTCCCGAGTTCTTGTTCCTGATTGGTTAAAATTACCGACGAGAACATATCCACAAGTTGGACTTCATCAAGGGCAACCCAGTTTCCCTTAACATCTTCATTCTCTACTTCTTCAATTGAAATCGTGGGTAGGCAATCTCCTTTAACTATGGGGGACATATGAATTATAGAAAGAAAATAAATTCCTATAATATAACATGGCGGACTATTCCAGCGATAGTTCATATAGCGACTCTAGTGAAGAGGAACAACTCCAAAAGAAACCAAAAATGGTAAGGGCAAAGAAAACACCCGAACCTGCACCACCGCCAAAAGAACCACCAGCACAAAAACCAAAAAGGAAATATGTAAAAAAGGAAAAGACACCTGAAGAGGAAGAAGCCATTAAAGCAAAAAGAATTGAAATACTTGCGAAAGCACGAGAGGCGAGAAAAGCGAACCAAGCAAAGAAAAAAGAAGACCTAGAAGAGTTAAAGGAAATCAAACAAAAACCACTAAAAGAGAAAAAAGTGAAAAAGGAGAAGGCAACCATCGTTAATAACTATTACTATAGTAATGAGACGCCAACAAATAGTCCGACAGCTGCTCCAAGCAGTAAAAAGGACAAACCAGTTAAACCAGCAAAAAAAGAAAAAGCAAATAGACCTGCTCCAGTTGAAACCAAAAAAATATTATTTGTCTAATATATATGTCGCTTCTCCAAATAACAGAGAAAAATAATGAAGGATTAAGTCTACACAATTCAAAAAACAATTTAGACCAAACCCTAGCAAATGACATTCCTGAACCCTTACCCGACTATAGCGGTTTTTCAATGCTTATTTGTGGGGCATCAGGAAGTGGTAAGACGACCGCTTTGTATTCGATGATGTCAGCAAGAAAAAAAAACGGCGTCAGACAATCGTATCGGAAGTGCTTCCATCACATATACATCGTCAGTCCAACAATGGCGAATAAATCCATTAAGAATGACCCATTTAAAACATTACCTGAAAATCAGATACACAGAACATTATCGCTTAAAGTCCTAGAAGACCTAGAAGAAGAAATACAAAAGAACAGGGAAGATGGTAAGCATTCAGTTATTATTTTTGATGATGTGGGGTCTCAACTCCGTAAGTCACAGGCAATAGACAAGAAACTCACACAGATGATTCAAAATCGTCGGCACGACTTTACCTCATATTTCATTTTACTTCAAAAGTTCAAAGATGCAGGGACAGGTATACGCAATAACATATCTCACTTCATGACTTACAAACCCAAGAACCGAGTGGAGCGGGACGCCATCACGAATGAGCTATTACCATTTAAAAACAATAAAAGCGAACAACTATTGAATTATGTATTTGAGAATGATGACAAGTTTAGTTATTTATTTGTTGATATGTCCCTTAAGAAGACCAACAAGTTTAGGTTTTTTAAAAAGTTTAATCTATTAGAGTTAGAAGACTTGGAAGCAGGAATTAAGAATTAAATATTATTCAATAGTATATGGTAGAAGCAAAAAAGAAGCGTAAGCGTAAAGCGAAAGCGAAGCCACGAGCAGGTCAAATCATTAGTCAAAAGGTAGTCGTGAATGTAGGCAATAAAGGTTATGGTTCAAAACGCAGAACAGGAACACAAGCCAAGCGTAGCACCCAACCTCAAGTTGTATACCAACCCGCTCCAATACCACTTCAACCCAATTACTCATCACAATTAAACGATTTACGGAATGAAGTGAGAACACACTTATCAGGTGTCAATCTAGAAGAAGGTCGCAGACGAGCAATTGAATTACGAGAACAACATGATGCACAAATGGTGCGTGATGAATTAGCAAGAAGAGTTGCTTTTCAAGAAGGAACACAAGAAACAGCAGTTCAAACAGAAAGACAATTTGAACCAGCACAAAGACGAGAAACAACCCCACCACTTCAAGCAACCCAAGCACCACAGGTTGGTGTATCATTAGGAATTCCAGTTCAAGGACAAAGAATTACCAAACCTGAACCATTAGGAGCAGGTGGAGGAGGTCGGTCATTAAGTGAAACCGAACCAAGAGTGCCTAGACATAGGAGAACTAAACTTGAGATACAAGCTGCACGGAGTCAGTCAATTGAACCTTTTGTAAAAAGTGGTAAACCAAAAATAAAATTAACGGAGGAACAAAAAAAAAAAAGAGATAAAATACTCGCTAGTGCAAAAAAGAGGTCTCAAGGAGCAGCAGAAGAAGAAATTGAAGACCCTGACGATTTAAAAAGATTTGCATCTGCGGAAGGCCCTTCATTCGTTTAAAGGAATAAGTTAAAACACTTAATTAAAATCTTTACTTTATTATATATGGATAAAGTGAAGATTATTATTTTACATTCAATATTCACCGAACCTGCAATCGTCCTAGCGACCCGTTTAGGCGTAGAGATAATCAAAGATTTTACACCTGTCAGCGGATACTTATATATCGTGTATGGAGCACACGAGAAATCTATTGAATTATTAAATAGTCAAAAGCAGATGGAACACACCTTTGGGTATGTCATCATGAACTCGGAACCACCCTTATCTCAATTTATGGCGAATAAATTTTATATTGAATTAATGAAAAATAATGTAGTATTCGATTACAGTAACATCTCCGCCGTCCATCTCAAAAAGACCTACGGCATCAATGTCAAGTCTTTTCATTTTTTTGATTTTCCCGAATACAAGGAAGACGAAGAACCTGAAAGAAATATTGACATATTTTTTGTTGGGACAAAAACGGAACGGCGGGAAGCCATCTACAAGAAACTCAAGGAAGCGTATCCTAATAAAACTATTGAATTTGTTTTTGATTGGAGTTTATCAGCCCCTGCAAACCTAACGAGCAAACTAAAAAAAGCGAAATATGTTTTAAATATCCCATACCACGACCACAACATTCTTGAAACACACCGCATCAACAAAGCATTATCAGCAGGGTGTCAAGTCGTCAGTCTGTATTCAGGCGATAAAACAACAGATGATTTTTACGAGGATTATGTATATCTGTGTCATGACATCGTTGATGTATTCAAAGAAGACCTAACAAGCAACAAGAAACCATATATCGAGTTAAGTCAATTTCTAACGGAAAAATTAACCACACACAACAAATGGTATATATCC